CTAAGATTTCCATTGCCGAACATATCAATGTAAAAGAATTTGTTCGTGCTATGCCAGATGAATATAAACTTGATAATACTATTGATACCTTTACTGCTTATAAAAAATATATTGCATCTAAACCTTGGGTGTGCGATAATTATCTTCGCCTACCTAATAGAAAACCTGAATGGGTCTAAATTATGAGAATAACTGAATATGTCAATTTTAACTGGGATGATTCCTTTCCAGGAGATAATGTAAAAAAGGCATTATCTGTTTTAGATGAAATGAATTTAAATCAAGAAGAAATATCTATTCTTGCTTCAATGTGTTATAAATCACTTTCAGAATTTCAAGGAGATTTGTTGGATAAAAATATAGAAACAAATTATTCTGCGGAAGAAATTAACCATTCTATGGTTATGATTAGACAATCTTTAGATGATATTGCAGATAATATTATTTTATTTGATTAACCCAAACTACACAAAATGTTGTTTGGTTATAAATAATATTAGTTATAACTCTTCAAATGGAACTCGATGGAATTGCTTACAAACAATCAAAAACTTATCCTGACATTTATGTTAGTGCTTGCGGAAAAATTTTAAATGTAAAACCTATCGGAAGACTTGATAAACGAGATGGCTATGTTAATGTTAGAGGTAAAAGATTGCATCAACTTGTGGTAGAATGTTGGGGGGATAAAAAACCGAAGGGTAAGGATTGGTGTATAGACCATATTGATGAAAATAAAACCAACAATAAAGTCGAAAACCTGAGATGGTTGCCCCGTTCAGAAAATACAAGAAGATCACATATTGGAAGATTAAATCCAAAAAAATCAGTAGTTCAAATGGAGGATAGTATAAAGCAAAAAATTAAAAATCTTTCAGAGCAAGGATTGTCTCAAAGAAAGATTGCTGATATTATGGGCAAAAGTCAAAAAAGTATTTGGAATGTAATGAATGGAGTTTATTGATGAGTGAAAATTTTTTGTTTGTGGAAAAATATCGACCACATAAAATTGAAGATTGTATTCTTCCTGATGATATCAAAAAAACATTTTTAGATTTTATTTCGAAAGGGGAAATCCCAAATCTTCTTTTTTGTGGACCTCCAGGAATAGGCAAAACTACTGTTGCTAAAGTATTATGTGAAGAATTGGGAGCAGATTATTATGTTATTAATGGATCTGATGAGGGAAGATTTCTAGACACGGTACGAAACCAGGCAAAGAACTTTGCTTCGACCGTTTCACTTTTGGGGTCTTCCAAACACAAAATTATTATCATAGATGAAAGTGATAACACAGGGAACGATGTTCAACTCCTCTTACGGGCGAATATTGAGGCATTTTATAGCAACTGCCGATTTATCTTCACCTGTAACTACAAAAACAAAATCATCGAACCCCTCCATTCCAGATGTGCTGTCATCGATTTTACAATCAAGGGGAAACAAAAGGCACAGTTGGCAGGATCCTTCTTCAAGCGTTTACAAAACATCTTGGATGAAGAACGCATCGAATATGATCAAAAAGTCGTTGCAGAACTTGTAACAAAGCACTTTCCCGATTTTAGGCGGGTTCTTAATGAATGTCAGAGGTATTCTTCTGGTGGTAAAATTGATGCTGCTATTCTTGCATCTTTCTCAGATATTTCTGTAAATGATCTTATTAAAAATTTAAAGGAAAAAAACTTTGGAGAAGTTCGTAAGTGGGTGGTCTCTAATCTCGATAATGATTCTAGCGTTATTCTTCGTAGAGTCTATGATGCACTTTACGATGCTTTGGTGCCCACCACTATTCCTGCTTCTGTACTTATTATCGCTAAGTATCAGTATCAGATTTCTTTTGTGTGTGACCAAGAGATAAATCTTCTTGCTTGTTTGACAGAAATAATGTGTGAGTGTCAATTTAAATGAAATTTAACTATGAGAAATTGAAATATCCTTATGCGAAGACAACTCCAGAAAATGTAAAAGAGGCAAATGATGCACTTTTTACATCCAAGATGAACCTTCCGGAAGCAGCAAATCACTGTGGGATGACAAATAAGGAAATGAAACTAACTTTTTTTGAGTATCTAAAATACAATAAACCAAATTATGAAATCCCTTAAGACTCCATTACGCTGGCCCGGAGGTAAGTCTCGTGCTTGCCAAAAGATAGATCAGTATTTTCCAGATCTACAAAACTATAATGAATTTAGAGAACCATTCCTTGGTGGTGGAAGTGTTGCAATTCACATTACAAAGAAGTATCCAAACTTGGATATTTGGGTGAATGACCTTTATGAACCTCTTGTGAATTTTTGGCAACAACTTCAAATGTTTGGTAAAGATTTATCTGATAATCTTATTGGTATGAAATTAGCAAATAATAATCCTGCACTTGCGAAGGATCTTTTTCTTTACAGTAAAGAAAAACTACACGAGGAAGGTCGTACTAATTTTAATCGTGCTTCCGATTTTTATATTATTAATAAATGTTCTTTTTCTGGTCTTACTGAGAGTAGTTCATTTTCTCCTCAAGCATCTGATAGTAATTTTTCCTTGCGTGGTATTGAAAAACTTCCAGAATATTCTAATTTGATTGGTAACTGGAGAATAACTAATTATTCGTATGATTACTTGATGGATAATAATAAGTCGGCATTTATGTATCTCGATCCTCCTTATGATATTAAGGATAATCTCTATGGCAACAAAGGATCAATGCACAAAGGATTTGATCATGATAAGTTTGCTGCTGATTGTGATGCTAATGATGTGGATATGTTGGTGAGTTATAATTCAGACCAACTTGTAAAGGACAGATTTAAGGATTGGAATGCTACTGAGTTTGATTTGACTTATACTATGCGTTCTGTTGGTGAATATATGCGTGAGCAGAAACAACGTAAAGAACTATTGCTTTTTAATTATGACTTACGAACTGAAGGACTGGTTGAATACAATCAATCAGACAAAGAAGAACTTGATGGATGAGGATCCTTCCTCAAAAAAAGATTATGTTCCCTTTATTATTAATAAAAGTTTATCTGGGCATATTGATTGTTTGATGTATGTTAATGAAATGAATAGGTATCATTTCTTAGATAAGAAACTTCAATATGATTTCTTTATAAATATATTAAGAACTAAGAAGAGATATTCTCCTTGGATTTACAAAACTACAATCAAAGATCTTGATTGTGTTAAAAAATATTATGGATATAATAATGAAAAGGCACAACAAGCTATGAGAATTTTAACAAAAGAACAAATTAATTTCATTAAATCTAAATTTGATATTGGGGGAACAAGATGAGTGTTATACAAGAGCCAGTTGTGAATTGGACGCCAAATATGATGATCGAAATTATCTTAAATGAACCAGATGATTTTCTAAAGGTTAGAGAAACTTTAACTAGAATTGGTGTTGCATCACGCAAGGAAAAAAAGATATACCAATCTTGTCATATTTTGCATAAACAAGGTCGTTATTTTTTGGTTCATTTTAAGGAATTATTTGCATTAGATGGCAAGCACGCAAATCTAACTGTAAATGATATACAGCGTCGTAATCGTATTGTGCAATTGATAGCGGATTGGGGATTGGTTACAATTGTTGATCCAGAAAAAGTCACAGATATTGCTCCATTAAATCAAATTAAGGTTCTTGCGTTTAAGGACAAGGGAGAATGGCAGTTGGAAACGAAATATAATATAGGTGCAAAGAAAAAGGTTGAAGAAACCGAATAAGAAACAGCAGGTTATCAACACCTGCTTTTTTTATAATCTCTTATAACTAGTAGTGGATGCCGAAAGGGTCCAATCACTACTAAGACGCTTTAAGGAGGTCTATTATGTTCGGAACAGGTTCACTCACACTTTCAGTACCAAATACTGCAAAGTATTTGTTAGATATTCAAAAAAATAGTATAGGAATGGATGAATGGTTTAAACGGTTCGATGCTGCATTTGAGACGCATACCAACTATCCACCATATAATCTTATAAAGGAAGATAGTATTATTTTTAGACTGGAAATTGCTCTTGCTGGATTTAAGCGAGAAGAAATTGAAATAACTACTGAATGGAATAAACTTTTAGTGGAAGCAAAGAAATCTGATAATGCCGATGAAGATTATTTACATCAAGGACTTGCCAAGAGATCATTTACTCGCACCTGGACTCTTTCTGATGATGTAGAAGTTAAAGATGTTTCTTATATCGATGGACTACTGACCGTCAAATTAAATAGAGTTATTCCAGAGCATCAAAAAAAGAAGGTATATCAACTGAACTAAATAGTATTGAGCTAAACTATCGTTGCTGCGGGGAGATAACTGGCAAAAACCAGTTGCGTCTCCCCTTTTTTTATGCTATAATTTATTGAAGGTATGGGAAACTTATGTCAATTAAACTAGCACTTCTTAAATCGGGCGAAGAAGTTATCGCTGATATAAAAGAACTTGTAAATGGTGATGAGAAAATAGTATCTTTTATTTTTTCTCATCCATATAGAGTAAAATTACTCACTCCGCAAGTATTAATGGAGAATATTGAAGAGGAAGTGGAGAGGGAATATAGTGTTTCTTTCTCTCCTTGGATGCCTTTATCGATAGATACTGATATTCTTGTGGATATAAATTGGGTAGTATCGGTAGTAGAACCGATAGAAATGGTAAAAAAATCTTATAAGGAGAAAATGAATGGACGAGGAAATGCAGGAGATGGAGTCGGAACCAATCACACAGGTTCTAATCTTAACGAATCAGTTGATTTTAATAAGTGAGGTTCAGGAGATTTTAGCAGATATTGGACAACCCGATTGTAGATTAATTAATCCATACGTAATTCTCGAAAGTGGAGAACTGTCTCCTTGGTTGAGTAAATTTACAAATGAAACTGAATTTATGTTGAGTTCTGATAAAATCCTAACTCTCTTGGAGCCAACTGGAACGTTGCTTGATAATTATCTAGAACTTACTAAATGAGGATTGATGAAATTTTATACGTCTGTGTATGAAAAATTTAATAAAATGTATGTCCGTGGATATGATGACGGTCAGTATTTTTCAATGGAAGAAGAGTATCATCCTACTCTTTTTGTACTTTCTAAAAAGGACAGCAAGTATAAAACTTTAGATGGAATGAATGTAGAACCAATCAAACCAGGAAAAATTTCTGAATGTAAAGATTTTTTTGCGAAATATGCGATGGTAGAGGGGTTTCCAATTTATGGGAATGATAACTATAAAGCACAATATATTTCGGAGAATTATCCAGAAGATGAAATAAAGTTTGATATTAAGAAAATTCGTTTAGTGACAATTGATATTGAGGTTGCTTCGGAAGGTGGATTTCCAAATGTTTTCGATTGTGCCGAAGAACTTCTTGCGATTACTTTACAAAATTATGCAACTAAACAAATTATTACTTTTGGTTCTCGTCCATATAATAATACTCGTAAAGATGTTGAATATGTAGAATGTAAAGATGAGGTTGATTTAATTCATAGATTTCTTGCATTTTGGGAAGACCAAACTCCAGATGTAGTAACTGGATGGAATTGCGAACTATATGATATTCCTTATATTGCAGGAAGGATTGATAGGATACTTGGAGAAAAACACGCTCGTCGTCTTTCTCCTTGGAAGAATATCCGCAGAAAGGATATGATAATTAAGGGAAGAGACCAGATATCGTATGAAATTGCTGGTGTTTCTGTTATTGATTACTTGGATTTGTATAAGAAATTTACTTATACAAATAGGGAAAGTTATCGTCTAGATTATATTGCCGAAGTGGAACTTGGACAAAAGAAACTAGATCACTCTGAATTTGAGACATTTAAGGATTTTTATACTAAAGACTGGCAAAAGTTTATTGATTACAATATCAAAGACGTAGAATTGGTTGATAGGCTTGAAGATAAGATGAAGTTGATTGAACTTTGTTTTACGATGGCTTATGATGCTAAAGTTAATTATCAGGATATTTTTTATCAAGTAAGAACTTGGGATGCAATTATTTACAATTATTTAAAAAAAAGAAACATTGTAATACCACAAAAAGATCGCTCTACAAAAAGTGATAAGTTTGCTGGTGCTTATGTAAAAGAACCAATTCCTGGCAAGTATGATTGGGTGGTATCGTTAGATTTAACATCTCTATATCCTTCTCTTATTATGCAATATAATATTTCTCCCGAAACTCTCTTAGATGAAAAATATCCAGGAATAACTGTCGATAAATTACTCAATAAAGAAGTTGTCATAGAAAATATTGAAGGTAAATGTGTTTCTGCAAATGGTTGTATGTATGATACGACTAAAAAAGGAATATTTCCACAACTCGTAGAAAAAATCTTTAACGATAGGCAGATCTACAAGAAGAAAATGTTGAGTGAAGAAAGAAATCTAGAAGAAATTGAAAATGAAATGAGGAGGAGAAAAATTTTTTATTGATGAATGTGAAAAACTCAATATCGATTATAAGAGACAATATCCCATAGAAAAGTATGGGCATCAATATGATTTTTATATCCCAAAATATAATTTATTAGTTGAGATGGATGGAGTATATTTTCACAATTTACCCAATCAAAAAGTAAAAGATTTGCAGCAAATTGAAAGATGTAAAGAACTTGGTTATGATATAATAAGAATTACCGATAAGCAAATTAAGAAAAATAAAAATATTATTGAGGAGATTTTTGATGAATTTGGAAAAAATGTCAGATAAAGAACTTGCATTGTTTCGGGAAAATACTAAGAAGGAGATTTCGAAATGTAAAAATAATCAAATGGCGAGAAAGGTGCAACTTAATAGTTTGTACGGTGCCATTGGAAATGAATATTTTCGTTATTATAAGTTAGCAAATGCCGAAGCAATCACAACATCAGGGCAAGTTGCAATTCGTTGGATTGAAAATAAATTGAATAAGTATTTCAATAATATACTTAAAACAGATGAAGTAGACTATGCTATTGCATCCGACACTGATTCTGTATATTTGAATATGAGTCCATTGGTAGAAAAAATTTATAAAAATAAAGAAAGAAAAAATGAAGATATAGTTAACTTTTTAGATAAAGTTTGCAAATCAGAACTTGAGAAGTATATTGAAGGTTCTTATCAAGAACTGGCAGATTATGTGAATGCTTATGCCCAGAAGATGCAAATGAAGCGTGAGAATATTGCTGATCGTGGTATCTGGACTGCTAAGAAGCGTTATATTCTAAATGTTTGGGATAGTGAAGGTGTTCGTTATGATGAACCAAAGCTTAAGATTATGGGAATTGAAGCAGTAAAATCTTCAACTCCTGCTCCTTGTCGTCAAATGATTAAGGATGCGATGAGATTGATTATGACTAAAACTGAAGATGATGTGATAGATTTTATAGATAAATGTCGTATTAGTTTCGATAACTTACCTCCAGAAGAGATCTCATTTCCTCGTATGGTTTCTGATGTTAAGAAGTACCATTCTAACTCTGGAGTTTATATAAAGGGAACTCCAATTGCTGTTCGTGGATCTTTAATTTATAATCGTATGATTAAAGAAAAAAAATTAGATAAAAAATATGCTACTATTCAGAATGGAGAGAAGATTAAATTTTGTTATCTTAAACTTCCAAATCCAATTCACGAAAATGTAATCTCTTATGTTCAAGAGTTTCCTAAGGAGTTGGGATTGTGTAAATATATTGATTATGGACTACAATTCAATAAAGCATTTTTGGATCCACTAAAAGCAATTTTGGATTCAATTGGATGGAATGTTGAAAAAACTACGACCCTTGATTCATTTTTTTCTTAATGGAATTGCCAATTAGTGATAAAGAACTTGAGACTATTATTAGTGCTTTAAGATTGGGTGGAGATACTTCGTTGTATCAAAAACTATGGGGTTATAGGATGAATTATTTAAATAAAAATGCAGAAAAGGAGGATTGATTAATGGATTTCTTAAAAGAAATTGTAAAAGAAATTGGTGGAGAATACACACAACTGGCATCCGAAATTGACGAAACTGAAACGTATGTGGATACTGGCAGCTACATTTTTAACGCTCTTGTATCTGGTAGCATCTTTGGTGGTGTTTCTGGGAACAAGATTACTGCAATCGCAGGGGAAACTTCTACTGGAAAAACTTTCTTCAGTCTTGCCGTCGTTAAGAATTTCCTTGATAATAATCCTACTGGATACTGTTTGTATTTTGATACTGAAGCAGCAATCACAAAATCCCTTTTGGAAGGTAGGGGAATTGACACAACTCGCTTGGTGGTTGTCAATGTAGTCACGATTGAAGATTTCCGTAATAAGACTCTGAAAGCAGTTGATTTATATTTAAAAAAATCGAAAGATGAAAGACGACCTTGTATGTTTGTACTTGACTCTTTGGGTATGCTCTCTACTAATAAAGAAATCACAGATACACTTGCCGAGAAAGATACTCGTGATATGACCAAGGCACAACTGATTAAGGGTGCTTTTAGAATGTTGACTCTTAAGTTGGGTCAGGCAAATATTCCTATGATAGTCACCAATCACACCTATGAAAGTATGAGTCTTTATGGTGGAAAGCAAATGTCAGGTGGGTCTGGACTGCAATATGCATCATCTACAATCGTATACTTATCCAAATCAAAAGAAAAAGATGGAACTGAGGTTATTGGAAATATCATCAGAGCAAAAACCCACAAATCAAGATTGAGTAAGGAAAATCAAGAAGTACAAATTCGTCTTTTTTATGATGAACGAGGACTTGATACGTATTATGGATTGCTTGAACTGGGAGAACTTGGTGGACTTTGGAAAAACTCTGCTGGACGTTATGAGATTGATGGTAAGAAACTTTATGCAAAGGAGATACTAAAAAATCCAGAGAAATACTTCACACCAGAAGTAATGCAAGCACTTGACGAAACCGCACGAATTGAGTATTCTTATGGTAAATCTTAATAAATTAATTCAAGTTTATGATAATGCACTTGAAGAGAATGTATGTGATTTTTTAATTAATTTATTCGAACAAGTCCCAGATAAACAAGAACGTGTGGATAATGATAGAAAACCAAACTTTACTCAATTTAATCTTACAGAAAATTGTAATATTAATGGAGAAGTAGAAGAAGTTCATAATCATCTTATCCAAAAAACATTTCATTATCGTAATGAATATTACGGAATGGTTGATGCGAGAGTATTTCCAGAGCAACACGCATTCGAACAATATCGTATTAAACGTTATAGTAATGACGGAAATGATGAATTTGATACCCACGTTGATGTTACTGATTATTCAAATGCAAGAAGATATTTGGCTTTTTTGTGGTATCTTAATGATGTGGATGAGGGAGGTGAAACACGATTTGTTGATATGATGATTAAACCAAAGAAAGGAAATCTTCTTGTATTTCCTCCCCTTTGGATGTTTCCACACGCTGGACTAATACCAATTAGTTCTCCAAAATATCTTTTGCATACATATCTACACTATAAGTAATGGAAAAAATTGAGACTACTATTCTTCGTAATCTTCTCTTCAATAATGAATATTGTAGAAAAGTATTACCCTTTATTAAACCAGAATATTTTGAGAACCTTCACGAGAAAGTAGTTTTTGAAGAGATATGTAAGTTTATTGTTGCTTATGAAGAACTTGCAACAAAGGAAGTTCTTCTGATTGAAACTGAAAAAAGAACAGATATTACAGAAGATACTTACAAAACTATTTGTGAATATGTTTCAAAACTTGATGATGGACACGCAGATTTGAATTGGATATCAGATACTACTGAAAAGTGGTGTAGAGATAGGGCAATTTATCTTGCTTTGATGGAAAGCATTAAGATTGCTGATGGGCAAGATGAAAAGAAGGGTAGAGATGCAATTCCTAGTATTCTTCAAGAAGCACTAGCAGTTGGATTTGATAATAACATCGGACACGACTATCTAAATGATTTTGAGAAAAGATTTGATTATTATAATAGAAAGGAAGAAAAGTTACCATTTGATTTAGAGTACTTCAATAAGATTACTGGTGGTGGAACTTCCAAGAAGACACTTAATGTAATTCTTGCTGGTCCTAATGTAGGTAAAAGTTTAACTTTAACTCACTTTGCTTCTTCATTTTTAGCATTAGGTAAGAATGTTCTTTATATTACTCTTGAAATGTCAGAAGAAAAAATCGCCCAAAGAATAGATGCTAATTTATTGAATGTTAATATTGGAGATATATCAAATCTTCCAAAAATGATGTTCGAAAGTAAGATACAATCTTTGATGAAAAAAACAATGGGAAGATTGATTATTAAAGAATATCCCACTTCTTCGGCACATTCCGGGCACTTTAGAACTTTATTGAGTGAGCTTTCATTAAAACAATCTTTTGTTCCTGATGTAGTATTTGTAGATTACTTGAATATTTGTGCATCAAGTCGTTATAGTAAAAATTATTCTGCAAGTTCTTATACTATTGTTAAGTCAATTGCCGAGGAACTTCGTGGATTGGCTGTGGAGCACAATTTCCCTTTATGGACTGCAACACAACTTACTCGTAGTGGTTATAGTAGTTCTGATCCAGATATGGCAGATACTTCAGAAAGTTTTGGACTTCCCGCTACTGCTGATACTATGATAGGTATGATAAAAACAGAAGAACTAGATAAACTAAATCAAGTGATGTTTAAGCAAATTAAAAATCGAGATAACGATGTATCAATTAATAAAAGATTTGTAGTTGGTATTGATAGGAGTAAAATGAGATTATATGATGTAGAGCAATCGGCTCAAAATGATATTCTTGACGCTAATAAAGAAGAAGAGTATAATAATGAAGAAAAACAACAAAACAAATTTTCGGGATTTAGATTTTAATGACTAATGATATTGATAG